GCATCTCCGCCTGTACCTGACTCAATGGTGAAGTCGGGATAGAAGTTGGTAATGGCAGTGCTCTGCGGCTTGGCTGGGTCGTTGGTGAGCCTGATGCCGAAGCGTGCCAGGATTTGATGTAGTATCTGCCACACAGTCTTGGATGCTACGCCCTGGTTCCACCTCATCTGATAGCGGGCTGTCCACTTATCGGCCAGGCCTGATCCGTCAATGCAAGTGAGAACAAACGTTGACATATTGGGATAGGCTGAGCGATATTCCCAGGCGTCTATCCAGTAGGTCCCTGCCTCCGACGACTCATCTCCTGCCGTGGTCTTGTAGCCCAGCTTAAGGACTACTTCGCTGCGGAAGCGAAGCGAAACAAGGGCTCCGGTGCCTGGGCTGGCGAAATAGCCGTCGTGGTTGTCTAGCTCGATAATCAGTCCACCGGCTAACAGTTGGCAGTTGGCAGTCAAGGAAATGATGCGGGGGCTCAGGTCGAGGGCTGCTTCTGCTACCCTGGGAGCTCGCCAGACATCGTTAGGCTTCTCCAGCCACCAATGCGTCGGAGTGGAGGCCATTCGTAGGCCATACAGGCTGTCATGCGGGGTTAGCGGCCTGAGGTCGGTGAAGGTGGTGCTGGCCCATGCCTCTCCCTTTACCAGGTGACAGGCTACGTGCTGGTTATAAGCCATAGCACCCATTCCGTACTTCTCCACTGCGGTGATCCTGGTCGTCTCGTAGCTCTGCGGGCTGGCGGGTAAATGACAGTCGGGGTACTCGTGGGTCATAAGCTCTCCGTCGGGGTTGCTGATAAAGCTCTCAATCGCCAGCCATGCGTAGGCGTTGCTGAACTCCGTCCTGAACAGGTCGTAGTGGTGGTAAGACGGGGCGCCATTTTCCTTCGCCGCAAACACTACCTGGCACAGGTCGTTGGCTGCGTCATAGGTGGCTCCGATGCCGCGGGTATAGATCAAGGTATGGGGTGGGTTGAAGGTGTCGGTGTGCTGGCTGGTGGCCTGGGTTGATGAATCCAGGACAATGCCGTTGACTTCGGTGGACTTCGCGGCAAAACAGACCACGATATCGCCTGTTCCCCACCAACAAGCTGCCAGGGATAGAACACTGGCATAATTAACGAGCTGAGCATCGTTCCAGGTAGCTCCATAGTCGTGGCTATAATACTTCCACAGGACGTTTCCCGTGGTGCGGTAAAAGATATAGACCTTAGCACCATAAGCTGCAATGGCACAGGGACCATAGCAATCGGTGGCTATTAGAGTCCAAGTGGAATAGTCGCTCCCTGAACCAGGCGAGCTCACCTTCTGGTAGTAAAGCTTGCTGCCGGCATCCGCCCTGATGCGGTGCATGTCGCCGTGGCCGTCGAAGGCGATGCCGTGGTGGTCGTCGGCCTCGGGACCCGACTCGTAAACACGTTCCCAGGTGAGCCTCGTGATGCCCTGCTCGAAGTCATAAACCTTAGCCTCGACGTAGGGCAGCCTGTCGGGCTTCTTCTGTGCTGCTTCGAGTGTTGCGCTAAGGGTTCTCATATAAAATTCTCACGAGCGTTCTGTTGCTAAGGTTAAACGTTGACATTAGTTCCTCTCTGGGTATTCCCTGGCGTGCCACCTCCCTGATTTGCCTATTGCGGGCCTCTATGTTGGGATGAGTGTTGGGGATATCGAACACACAGCGGTCGTAGGGGCAGTTGAGACAGATTTGGATTTGCTCCTCTGGGCTCTTGCCCTTTAGTAGCTTACATGATGTTCCGTCTGCCATTATTCTCCTTTCACCAAAATAGATGTCCCAAGAACGTTCCCAGGCCAAGGACTAAGAATATCCAGCCCAGGGGGTAGCGGTGGTAGCTCTCCCTGATTATCCAGGTGTATGGTCTACCTGTAGTATGCTGCCATAGCCAGGTGTAGCCTTTCTCAAACAGTCTAAACATCCTTCTTGTCCTTGATATGCTTGACGGCTCTCTCTCCCCACCACTCAATGATGACGATGTTGGCCATGATGAGAAACCACTCCGGGGCGTTGATCCCCTGGACGACGACCTGGGCGATGGTGGCGGCAAAGATGACCGTGACAACCGGCCTGGTGGCTGCTCTGAACGTATCAACGATATTCTTCATCTTATATTAGCTATAACCACGCACTGAGAGGCTGCTCAGAGCCCCTGAAATTGCGAGCCTTAGTGATTTACACTCATTGCTCCGTTTATATCAACACTGCCAGCGTGTCTGGCACTGATTTGCCCGCTTTTCGGTAATGTCCTGCCAGGTGACGGGCTGCGCTGATGATTTCGCCCTCTGACGCCTTGACTCTCTCCCCCCGGTAACCGCCAGGGCTCAGGGCTGCCACGGCTGCGGGCATGCGGTCCCAGTCCACCGTCTTCTCGATGTCGAGCCTGCCCTGGATGGCACGGAAGATGGCTTTGGTGTGATGGGGCAATTTCCAGGTGGAAGGATCATTGCTGTCTCCTACGATAGCGAAGGCCTCTTTGGGTAGCCCCTCTTTGGTGAGCTCCTTTTCCTTGGCTTGCTGTACTTTACTCTTTGCCATGGTTTCCTCCTCTCAGTTAACTGTCAACTGTCAACTTTTAACTGTTAAACTGTGAATACTGCGATAACGCAAGCGTCCCTGGGATTGAGCCCAGGAATGGCCAGGATAACGCTCCTGCCGATAACCATGTCGGCATCGGCAATGTTCCTGGCGACGTTGATGTCGTCGAAGTAGGTCGTCATTGAGTCTGCGAGCTGCACGCCTGCCTTGTAGTTGACGCTGTCCCAGGTCTTGAGGACTCCGACTTCAATCACTGTAGAGCTCCTTTACTGTGACTCGGCTGGTGAGCTGCTTAAGCTTCTTCTCGTAGCGGTCGAGCCTCATCTGCCCCCACTTCAAGAAGTTGATGGTGGCCCACTTGCCTGCGATGCTGGCTCTGTCTACTGTATAGACTGATGCCGATGTGGCCAGGTAACCCGTAGCTCCTAAAACGATAATCTCCTCGTGCTGCTCCGGTATGGTTGAGCCAACGGCGGTGAGGGTGTGCCACTCAAGCCACCGTATTCGGGCTTTCTTCACTCCGTCTCCCTTATCGGTCATATAGAGCTTGCCTTCCCACGTCTCAAAGCGCTGAAGGTAACGGGGCTCCAGGTCCTTGGGATACTCCACGGAGCAAACCTTTAGCAAGTCTGCAAGCGTTGAGATGTCTATCTCCTTGCTGTCTGCCGTGGAGGTGATCTCGGTTAGTATTTCGATAGGGCAAGCCTGGGAGAACTCCGCGACAACTCTCTGGATGGCGCCGTCCACTTGATCATCCGTCCACCGGTAGTTAGCGGCGTCCTCGTCCTGGAGGTCCTCCCTGACTCTGGCTCTCATTTCTGTTAGTGTCATGTTTTCCTCCTTTGAGGGTTTTTCACCCTCCTCTGATACTCTCTCAATAGCTCAATTTATTTTCCTCCGTTGTTCATCCGAATAGCTCCTTATGTCCTAATTTGTAATAACTGTCCAGCCGTTAGCGTTCAGAAAATTTTTATCGGTTATGCCTTGCCCTGTAGGAGCAGCATTAGTGCCACCTTCTAGCCTAACAGCACAAGCTACTCTACCAGGTAAGTCGTATGATGTCCGTAAGTCGGCGAGAATTTGGTTAATATCGGCTGCAGCAGCGATAGCATTACTGTTTATGTCTAATATGCTAAGGTCTTTCTGCGTGGCAAATCCACCAGATTCATACCCACTGAAGGAATTGGTGTAGCAATAAAAGGTGGTCAAACCAGTGCAGGCTGCAAAAGAAGGCAATGTCCCGCTGAAGGAGTTGTTGCCGCAATGAAGGTTAGCCAGGTTGGTACAAGCTGCAAAAGAAGGCAATGTCCCGCTGAAGGAGTTGTTGTAGCAATGAAGGTTAGCCAGGTTGGTACAAGCTGCAAAAGAAGGCAATGTCCCGCTGAAGGAGTTGTTGTAGCAATGAAGGTTAGCCAGGCTGGTGCACGTTGCGAACGATGGCAATACCCCACTGAAGGAATTGTTGGCGCAATGAAAGTAGGCCAGGCTGGTGCACGTTGCGAACGATGGCAATACCCCACTGAAGGAATTGTTGTAGCAATAAAAGGTGGTCAAACCAGTGCAGGCTGCGAACGATGGCAATACCCCGCTGAAGGAGTTGTTGCCGCAATGAAGGTAAGCCAGGTTGGTACAATGCTCTGCGAAATCCTGAGCTAGCTTTCCCGTCAGTTTCGGGGGTAAAACATCTCCATCGTTAAAGTAGAACCATGTTCCATCGCCGAATATCCTTGTCTCCTCCCCGATTATTACTGCCCTCCAATCACCTAGTGTGCCTTTTCTGATTATCTCCCTATCAAGTTCATCCTTTATGTAATCATCTGAGCCATCAAAGTAATGGCCATATCCATATTCACCAGCTCTCCAGTAAGCCCCGACTTCGGTCATCAAATGCCCATAAGCCGACCCCTCCATAAAAGAGCTACCATCAACTCTAAAGAGAGGTAAGTAGAATTGGCAATATGGGCTCAGAGCGAGTTTATCCAGCTTCGCTTCGGCACGATATTTTTCTAATACTCTCATTTTAGGTTCACCCCCACGTAGCTGGAGCTTTTCACCTTGGCAGTAGCTACGCCTGGCGTGGTCTCGTTGGACTGGATTACCAGCCTGATGTCAATAGGGTATTTGTCCAGGTTGGTTACGCCGTCAAGAAGATAGCCGCTCATAGTGTGCTCCACGTATGTTGTATTGACGTTGGCGATGGTAACGTAGTCGTGCAAGTCCACCCAGGTGCCACCTTTGTTCCTTGCCTGCCATTTGAACTTGACATCGGCGGTGGCATTACCAGCCTTGATAGCCAGGGTGAGGGTGAGGATGAGGTTGGAGATGTCTCCTACCTGGTCGGTGTCGAGGGTGAGCTCAAGAACGGGGTAATCGGTGTCGGCATCAACAGTTGGAACTGCAGGACTCCACTGGATACCGTCCGATGTGAGGTCTCCGCCGACAAGGCGGTGGGTAAACGCCCAGGAAGACCTGTCTATTCTGATGGGTCTGCCGTAATCATCAAATAACTTGCCTTTCATGTTATATCCCTCCCTTATGCTACTTGCTATCTCTCCTTTCTATTTTCTCTCCCTCTTGGTTGGCGGGAGGGGGTGGCTCTGTTGGGTAACGAAGTCCTGTTCCCCCTCCCTCCGCAATATAAAGAAGGAGGTGTGAATGATCTTACCAGCCTCCCTGGTAAGCAATTACTACGTGCCCGCTAAGTCAAGCTCTACAATCATGCCACAGACAAGGATCTGGCTATGCAATGAGTCGGCATCGATGCCAACGACATAGCCTATGTCCTGAAGTCCTGCGCCGTCGGGAGCGTAGATGCCGGTATCGGCAACGGCAATCTGCTCTCCCATGGTGGGCACGTTGGCCAACGTATGAGCGCACTCCACGATAGCCATACCGTAGGCAGTGATGACGTCGCCTACTGCTCCGTCCTCGCCTGCAATCAGGACTGCGGGTGCCCCTGAGGTGTTGGCGGCCTTCTTCCAGCCCGTGGAATACATGATGGGGTCGCCAGCAACCACAGCACCGGCAAGCGTGATCTTGATGGGGCACATGCCCTCAAGTATCTTTCTGCTTGTTCCTGCGTCTACAAAAGCCATAATTCAACTCTCCTTTCCTTTAGTCCTGCACTCCGATTAAGGCGGCTGCCTTAACCTTGGAGAACAGGCACAGGGCGACGTACCACTTAACCCTGGTGCGTGAGGCGTCCTTGGTCTCCAGTGAGCCGATACGCTCAACCTGGAGCATTTCGGGGCTGGAGATACCGCACAGGGCGCCCTCTCCGAAGCTCAGGGCGTAGATGGTTGAGTTGGTTTCCCCTGTATAGAGCGTCTCCACGCTACCAGCGACGGTGTGGGTATCGAGCACCCAATCGTTTATGCCGATGGGGATGCCGTTATAGAGCTGGACGAAATCGCCCAGCTTGCCCTGGCCTACCTCAAGGTTACTGCCCGCTGCCCTGGCTAGAGCCTGTATCTTCCTTCGGCTTCTTCGGCTCATTAGGAGCAAGTCGGGCTTGCCTCCCTTGATGGCGTCTATGAGCTCATCGAGCTTGCTCAAGGTGAGCGTGGCTCCCGTGGCTGCCATGGCAATGAGCTGGTCGCCTGCTACGCCTGTGTTGATCAGCTTGATGATGCCATCGAACTGCTTGGGGCTGGTGGTCTCGTTCCCGTAAAGGAACTCCTTCTCGAACTCGTGCCTCAAGGCCTTGGCCTTCTCCTCAATGACGGCTGCCTCGAGATCCTGGATGTTGCTTCGGGTGGACTTCAAGAAGTTGTCCACATCGGCGTCACCGCCCATGATCTTGAGGATAGCGGTGGGCTTCTCGAATGTGGGGGTGGACTCCACCCAGGTATCTCCTACGTCGTAGAAGTCCACGGTAGGCAGGGCCTTCTCCTGGGTATAGGACAGGCCGTTGCCCACAATTTGAATGAAGGGTAGCTCCTGCAAAACAGGGCTATCCTTGATAATGGTCTCGATGACTCCCTGCAACAGGACGTCATTCGAGAGTTTTTCTGATTCGGCTAATGTTAAAGCCATAATTTAATCTCCTTCGGCCTGATAAATCAGGCAACTACGTTTATTTCGGCTGAATTCCTGCGGCAATCTTCTCCCTGGGGGATAATCCCTCGGTTGATATTGCCTCCCTGGTTGGTGCCCCTGCGGGGACTTTACCTGCGGCAGCCTCGGCCGCCATGGCTGTTTTGACTGCCTCCACGATGGCCTTGCCCTTCTCCAGGGAGGCGTCTATGTCAATGATAGTCTCCCCGGCAATGACGCCGTCGGGTATGGTAGGGTTCAAAGCCTTGACTGTCTCAAGGTATTTAGCCAGGGCGTTATCCCTGGCCTGCTTGATGGTGGCCATATCGAGGCCTTTGGCGTCGTTTTCGAGCTTCGCTTCGCTTAGCGCTGTCTCGAGCTCCTCAATGCGGGCCGTCTTCTCAGCGACAGCCTGGAGGGCGTCCGCCGTGGCGGTCTTCTCCTCGTCGAGCTGTGCCTTGACTGCCTCTAAATCCTCGCTGGTAGTCACGTTGTTCTCGGTGGTCTCGGTTACCACCTGGTCCTGCTCGTTTCCGTTTTCCATAGACTTCCTCTCCTTTAGGCCTGATAAATCAGGCAACTACTTTTGTTTTACTCAGGCACTTCTATCTCAGCGGCAACCGCTCTCTCTCTCGCTCCGCCACGTGTTGACTGTGCCCTGTATGCCTGGTTCATTTCCAGGATCCTATCCCTCTCCTCAAGCCACCTGTTAAATTCCTCGTCGGGGTCCTGAATACCAAGCTCATCCATAGCCGTCCTGCGGCTGTGAACTCCTGCTTGAACTAAAAGCTGCTCATTCTGAGCCTGCCTCTGGGTATCGGTGGGCAATATCGCTCCCCATACTACCCTGTGGCTTATGCCCTCGAAATTCTCGCCCAGGTACTTCTGGGCAAGCGTTAATATCATGTCGTTCCTCTGGTGATAGGCGTTTGTCCTGATGGTGCGTTTCCTGGTCACCTTCTGAATCAGGCTGCCCAACTCGATTTGGAGGGCTGCGCCTGACAACTCCTTCTCGATGCCTCCCCATGCTGCCCTGGGTGCCTCGGACAGGTCGTGCATGGCTCGGTAAATCAAGTCAATGTAGTCTATGTGAAGCCTGATGCCCCCTCCCTGGAGTAAGTCGAGCAAGTAGGCTTTGGCGTCTTCTGGCAGTGTCCATACCGCCCCTGGCTGCACCTTGATATCCTCTGATGAGCCCACGTTTTCCAGCACAGCGATGGGATTACCCGATAGCTCCAGGATGCGGGATAGCTGCGATAACGCCCTGTTTAGCTCCCTCTGGGGCTGGATTAGCCCCGGTATATCCGACGTGCCCCAGAACTTCTTGGGCTCACGGAGGTTGGGGAATATGACAAAGGGGATAAAGCCGTAGGGGTTGGGCTTGGTCTCCATGATGTCGTTATCCAGGTAAAGGACAAGGTCTCTGGCCGTCCATAGCTCGGTGAGGGTGGCCTTCTTCTTGGTGATGGCCCTGTCATAGAGGATGTTTACTTCGTCCTGGCTGAGCTCGTACCGGCTGGCCACTCGCCACAGCTTTGACAAATCGTCTCCCAGCCACCATGCGAATATGCCTGATACATCGGGTGCGGTGATCCTGATGCGCTTCGTGTCGGCGTCCCAGAATACCTTGTAGCAGCCGTCACCCAGCACGGCAGCGTCTATCTCTGTCTCCCAATCTAGCTGCTGGAGATTGTTCTGCTCATAAACCTGGCGTAGGGTCTGCTCGGCTCTCCTCACCCTGGGCTTGAGCTCCTCGGCTTCCTCCCTGGGGTAGCAAGCGGCGTTAAGCCCCTGCATGAGGAAGCTGGTGATTTTGTCGATAGACGTCTTGGCGTAGTTAAACACTAGCTGGCGGTTGCGTGATGAGGTCGTCCACTGGCTGCCCTGGTAGAAATTAAGGTTAGTGCGGTAGGCGTTTAGCCTGGTACTGTCCATCCTGGTTAGCTGCCCTGGGTTGAAGTCATTCATCTCTCAAGCCTCCTTTAGCGGTCCTGGGACTGAAATCCTTGGCTCCCTCTACTGCCAGAGCCAGGCTCATTAGAAAGTCGTCGTGCCCTTCCTGTGGGTCAACGTAAAAGTTCATCGTCTGATTGGGTCGGTACTGGGACTTGGCCTTCTCTAGCTCAAACACCATCTCCTGGTATTCCTTCGAGCCATCGCCTTTATAGAGCTTTAGCCTGGAGCTGTTGACAAAGGACAGTACTTCAAAGCCCATATCTGATTTACTCTTTTGTGTGAAAGTAAAAGGCTTAACCCGGGGTCCGAGCTGTGCTCTCAAAAAGCTGGCGACGGGCTGCCCGATGCCGGTGGCGTCCACCACTATTTTCTGACAGCTCCACTTCCGCAATACATCCACTATTTGAGGGTAGAGCTGGCTGTGCGGCGTGCCTGTCCACTGGTAGTGCTCGACTACGTTGAGCTTGGGCTCTACCAGCTCAGCCTGCGAACGCTGGGCGGTGTCCACCTCGGCAATCGTGATCACCGTCGAGTCTCTCCTGGGCCTGGCGGCAGTCATCATCGTTTGCCTGTCCTGCTCCCGCTCTCCCGCCAGGTCAATGCCTGCAATGTAGGTTACGCCTGGCTCTGGCTCTCTCAGCCTGGGTTCTCGCCCCATCATCAACACGATTTGCTGCCGTGATAGAAAGCCTCCACCTCCACTGATAGGGAGCAAGGCATACTGTGTCCGAAAGAGCGGGTGGCTCTCTCCCAGCCTGTCTCTCTCTGCCTTGACGAATTTAAGATATTCTGAGTTCGCCTTCCCCACCTCCCGCCAGTCGTATCTAAAATGGCGTTTGATGCCACCCTTCTTTTCTAGTTCGAGGTTGGTCTGCTTTATCTCCTCTAGCAAGGTGCTATCATCCCAGGTCGTACCGTAGTGAACCGTGGTAACGTTCGTTGATGATCCCATCGGTCTGAACTCCTTGGTGTATTTCTCCTTGCTCACGTCCTGGGACTCGTCAATCTCCAGCAATATATCGGCTGTGTGTCCTACAACCGAAGACGACTCCTCTGCTGACAGGAACACTGTCCTGGCTGCTCCCAGGGTGATGATATAGCCCATAACGGTATGATAGATGTCGTCGTAGCCGAACTCGTCCAGCCTGTCTCTCAGCCTCTGCATTGATATGATGGTCTGCGGCTTGAAAGTCGGGGAGCACTTTACCAGGCTGCCACCGCTGGCCATGTAGAGGGTCAATAAAAGGACTTCCAGGTGTGCCGATAGCTCGTTCTTCCCTCCCTGGCGGGCTATCTCCACTGAGAACGTCAAGCCTCTGCCCTTCTGGATGCTATCCATGACAGCCTTAGCTACTTCGTTTTGATACGGTCTTAACTTCATTTCAGTTTCGTTCCGACGCCTATGCCTATACCGACTCCCAGCGGGGCTGCCACCTCAGTCAACACCTTGGTGATAGCCTCCTTGAGGGACTTCTTCTGCTCCCTGGAGATCTGGTACCTGGTTCTTACCAGGCGGGCGATGGTATTGGCTGCCTCAAGCTGCAAATCGAACCTGTCGGGGCAGTCCTCAACGAGCTCCCTGAGCTTAATCCGAAGCAAGGCAATCTCCTGGTCAATCCCCTCGATGTAGCCGGCTTCCTCTAGCTCGAGGCTTTCCGCTTCATCCAGGGCTCGGCTGTAAAAGCCGTGTTTCCTAGCGTTTTGGTTGGCGGGCTGGCCGCCTTTCTTTTTCACCATTCTTCCTCTCAGCATCTTGGCATTTCGTTTTTATAAGGCCGTAGACAAGGATATGAGCTGCCAGGGTGTAGTCCTGCCGTTCGAGTGCGACGTGGAGCGTCTTCATGGCTCTATTCCTCCCCTTTTTTCGTTGCTATGTCTCGGTTGAATTTCTCTTTGACGGCCTGGCCTATCCAGATGCCGACTTTCACGCCTGCGACTGACGCCCCGGCTTTAGCCAGGCGCCTGGCCTTCGGGTCGAAGTCCTTGATGTGGTAACCCTTCTCTTTTTTAGTACCTGACGCAGTGGCCATATTTCCCCCTGGTAAATTTATTCACGATAGGCAAAGTTGCCTGCTCCTGTTCTTGCTGCATTTCACCGGCTGAAATCTCGTAGCGGGTATGCCTGCCCTCACCGATCCTGGTGATACCGATGCGCCCCCAATTCGTCGGGTGCGATATTGTGCTCAAGTCTTTCATTACCTCCTCTCCAAACTCCCAGCTTCGGGTCTCGCCGTCAACAATGAGCCTGGCCTGGTATCTCCATCTTCGGGGGACGCCCTCGAGGCAATGGGGGCATCCCTGCCCCAGGCATAACTCACTTCGCTTCCCTGTCCAATGTTTCGCAACGCTTTCAATGGAACTGAAGTCGATAATGGCAGATACGGTCTCACCTTCTTTGAGCTTGAGCCACATAATGTGTTTTTCCTCTCTCTCTCGCTACATTTTGTGGTTTTACTGCTTAAGCTTAAGCTTAAGCTTTTACTTACACTTTTACTTTTGCTTTTACTTATGCTTCTGCTTTGCTGTTTCTCTTTGCTACTTTCTCTTTGTAACGGGGTCTGGTCCAGCAAGGCGATTGAGTCCGCGAGGTGTTGCGGGATAACGTCGATGTAGATGGATGTGGTTTGAATGTTTGTGTGTCCTAGTAATTGCTGTACGGCCGTGAGATGGGCGCCCCGCTCAACCAGGCTGGTGGCGAAGAAGTGGCGTAGGCCGTGCGGGGATAGGTCATCGATGCCGGCTGCCCTGGCGTACTTGACAACGATATTGTAAAGCTCCTTGGACTTTATAGAGATGAGTCTGTCTGTAGGGGAAATGTTCTCCTGGGCGATGTAGTCCTTGAGGGGCTTGATAAGCTGGTGTGATGGGGGGATGGCTCTGTCCTTTCCACCTTTGCCCTGCCTGACGTAAATGAAGTGGTCGCTTATGTCCATTGGGCGGAGGGCAAGAAGCTCTGACTTTCTCAACCCTGTTAAAGCAATCATCAGGATTATGAGCGTGTCTCTGGTCTTGACTTTAGCCCATCTGTCACTGCGGTTGGCAATGATGTCGAGCATTGAGTTTAGCTGGTCGGGTGAGTGATAGTGAGGTAGGTCGTGTGGCCTGCGTAGCTTTAGCTTGAAGGGTATGCCGTTAAATTCAAGGAAGGGCTTGATGGCGTGGTAGTAGGCTTCTACGCTTCTTTGCTTGTAGCCTCGCTCCCTTAGCTCAGCGAGGAACTTCTTGGCCAGGTAGGCCGATGGTGGCTGGCCGTCAAGGAATGAGCGGAAGGCTCCTAGTCTCTGACGGGACTGCTTGCGGTGCTCAGGGGTTATGTCTTGAAGTGATAGCTCGTCGAGATAGGCGGTAAACTGTGCAATCGTTTGAGCTTCGATTTCCAGGGTCACTCTGTACTCCTCTCGGTTTTGAATAAACGTTTAAGTTTACCTATAAGCATTGCCATGTGTAATGTTCGGGTATCTGTTTTGGCGTTTGAGCTCTGCCCTGACGGAATCATTGGGGGAATTATAAAGGATGGGGATTGTGGTTGTCAAGGGGTATGGTGTGGTAAACTGTGCAACGCTATGAGGCCTGACATACTGTTTTGCTTAATCCTCCTTATCGCTGTGGCGGCCTATGCCTGGAAGCACAGTCACCTTGATGACTGGAGAGGACATTGAGAGTTCTTCGCTTCCTATGCTTCGCTTCGCTTAGCGCGATATTTTTCTGTCCTGGGTGGGCGGGCTGACGTTGTGCAAACCTCCAACCAGGGTGAGCTCAGGGACCCTTTTATGAGCTCAAAACCTCCGACGCTGGATTTCTCCGCCGACTCGCCAGCAAAAAAAAGGGGCGAAGTCCTTTCGGACTCCGCCCCGTGTGGCTAGAGTAACTTCCCCTCTCGCTCTCGCTTTCGGAGTAATTGCCAGAGATACTCGAATGACTCATCGAAGTTGTCGGACTGTGCTAAACGATAACACTCGTCTTTGGGCAGTCGTAAATCCCTGGCTGTCTTAAATATTCCCTGTCTTTGCTCGCGGGTCATCTTTCGCTCTCCTTTCTCCCGGGGAAGGGGCTCAGCGCCCCTTCCCGTTCTTGTCGGGCCAATGCCACTCCTTACATTGCTGGCATTTCCAAGCCCGCCTGGGTGCTCCCGTCTTCTTATC